AAAATGAGCAAGTTGTTGAGACACACAAAGCTATCGTCAACAAAGATGGCAACCCAATAGCAATTGTAGGCAAAAACTACAATGTTGTCCAAGACTCTGACATCATGCCACAGTTTCACGATGTAATTATGGCATCAAGTTTAGACAAGACTGGCATGACTAAAAAAATTCATTACTCACACAATGGAGCTAAGACTAAAGTTGTCTACACGTTTCCTGCACACGAAATGGCAGTTGATGTTGGTGACTTTGTTCAGCTACAAATCATGGTTCTTAATTCATGTGATGGCACTTGGAAGTTTATGTCTATGCTAGGAGCTGTTAGACTAGCTTGTATGAACGGTCAGGTTGTAGTTGATGCTTTCTCTTCATATAGTGCTAAACACACTAAAAGCTTAGATACAGACATTGCTATTGAGAAGCTTGAGACAGCTCTTGAAGTGTATGAAGCTAACGTTAAGCTATGGCAACAGTTTGCTAAGTCAGGAGTATCTAATGCACAAGCTACAGCAGTCTTTGAAAAAGTAGCAGGTAAAAGCGATAGGCTACAGGTTTTACTTGAGGAAACATTTATTAAATACAAGGCTGAGATGGGTAAAACTATTTGGGCATTGTTTAACACATTGACTGACTGGTCTACACACGCTAAATTTAAGAATGAGACCAACAAAGTTGCTACGATATACAATCGTGAGGCTAAGGTAAGAAACGTCATTCCTATGCTAGAACAAATGGCACGAGCTAACGCTTAACTTAATAAAAAAGCATATGGTTTTATAAGGTCAGCCTTTATACAACCTAAGTGCAATTTTCTCCCCTCTTAATTGAGGGGTTTTTTTATCTATTTAATTAAATAAAGCTTGACATTCTGTCTCAAAGGTGGTATAATAACCTTGTTATTGAGATGAACTTTTAACTTATAGGAGATTTAATGAACACAATCACACACGATACTAAATACGTTGACAGATACACTAGAGCTGGTATAGATGGCAAAAACATTATTTGTCCACTATGTGATAAGACTGCAACTGTTTATCACTTTTCATGGTCAGCACTTGTATGTACTGGATGTTATTCAACTGTTGAAAAATCTGCTTGGCAAATCAAAAGCACTAAACCTACTGCAAAAAAATTAAGAACTGTAATTTATGTTCGTGAAACTTTGCAAAAATTTGTTGATGGTGAGCTTGAGAAATTTGATGCTTATGGGTTAGTGTTTGACCAATTAGATGCACGTAGAATTACTTTAAAAAAAATATGTGACATTGCAGAATCAGTTGGATTAGATGGTGATGTAATAAGAATGCGTAGATGGCAATTTTTGGGGATGAGATAAATAATTTAACTTATAGGAGATAGTATGAATATTAGTACATGGGAAATAACAGATTTTGATAGTGCTGTGGAAAAACAAATTAACAATTGGGTTAAGCTAGACAATTGGGGTATGGGTCTTATTGATGACGATGGAAACATTGTTACTAAAGACGTTATTGACATTGATGAATCACTTAATGAGCATCAAGGTCAAGTAGCAACTCAGGCAACTTTGCTCGGTGTTATACAAAATCACCAACATCAAATTAACAAACTTAATGATGCAATGGCTGAAATATTTAAACGTAATCGTGACCTTGAAAAAGATTTAAATAGAGTTACTTGGGCATTGCGAAAGTCTGCTGATGCATTAAATGACATAAAAATAGGAGACAAATAATGACAATTAAAACATTACAAGATGGTGAGTTTAACGTGTCACTTGCAGACGATGTACAGCCTGAAACATTTACTGGTTCTGAAGAGATTGAAATTTTCTCTACTTGGGTCAAGGCTAAGTACACTAGAGTGTCTTTAAAGTGTACTAAGTCGATTGATACAGATATTGAAAGGTTAGCTTCTTGGGGTCGTATTGATGTAACTTCTAGTGGTGTAGGTGGCAAGGATTGGATTGTACGCAATGACGTAGACGATTCAACACTTAATATCTTATGGCACAACGAAGTTATTTCTAAGTCTTTGTACGAGTATCTTTTGCGTAACCAAGTAGACGAGCTTATATTTTTAGCTTGACTTTTTATATCAAATGTTGTATAATCACATCGTGATTGAATTAATCACATAACAAATAGGAGCAAATATGGAAACTGCAAAAGAACTTAGGCAAGGTGATGAATGGCAATCACAACACGAAGCTAACTTTGATGATGCTCGTGACGAATGTATGACTGAAGCTGACAACATTGTCATGGAGGTTGAGCATATCGTACACGACCTAGACCAAACACTTGATGTACAGAATACTTTAATTTTAGCTGAAGCTATTAACAAAGTAATTGAATTAAGATACTACACGTACATTGACCAATTTAATAGCGTAGCTTACGATTACGATTTTACTGATGACATCAAGATGGTGTTACAAGACCGTTTGTCTTTTGAATTGGAGGTTAGATAATGAGCATATCAGATTACTATTACGATGAGATTAACTCTGAAGAAAATCTTAATGAGCTTGATGCACAAGAACCAACTATGCCTGAAGACTTTGAACATCCATTTGTTGATGAAGAAAAAGAACGCAAGGCAGGGTTTTTTGAGGAGGATGACAATGACTCAAGCAAGTAATAACTCTAAAGCTAAGGTAGCTGGGTTTGCATTTGGTAACGGTAAATTTACCAAGAGCGTGTTAGTTGGTACAAGGGAGGTACGTAGAAAGTTAGCTAGACGTGCCAAGAAGGAATCAAAACAATTAAGGAGAAGCAAATGAGTAACCAAGATGAAGTTTTAGCCTATGTACGTAACAAAGGCAGTATTACATCGTTAGAAGCTATTGACCACATTGGTGATACAAGACTAGCCTCAACTATATTTATTATGAAGACAAAAGGTCACGTGTTTGATACTGAATATCCTTACAGGGTAAAAAACAGGAGAGGCAAGGATTGTGATGTTGCAAGGTATCACTACAAGGGTATGGAAAATAAGGAGAATAAATAATGTCAACAGTAAAAACAACTAAGGTACAAGGTGGTGCAGACTATGCAATGGTTCATGAAAGAGTTAAGGCTTTTTGTTCAAGGTACGAGAATGGACAAATACTTACTGAGATAGTTAAAGACGAGCAAGGTCATGTAATTTTTAAAGCACATGCAGTTGTTGATGGTCTTATCAGGGGTACTGGACATGCTCACGAGCTTGAAGGGTCTAGTAACATTAACAACACTTCGCATTATGAAGCATGTGAGACTAGTGCTGTAGGTCGTAGCCTTGCGTTTTTAGGCTATTCACCTGATGGAAGCTTGGCAAGTTATGAAGAAATTGAAAACGCTAAGTTACAACAATCTAACATTGGTTTGCACAAATTAACTTTAGATGTTGCTACTACATATATTGCTCATGTGTTTCAAAATGCTATTAATGAAGAAAATGAAGAGCAAATTGCTGAGTGCCAAAAAGATATGCGTGGCAATGACCCTTTACGTTCAGCAGTTAATGCTACACTTAGTGATGAACAAAAAGAGTTTTTAATTGAACGTCAAAAACAAATGACAGCAGACCGAAAATTAAAGTCTGAACAAAAAACAGCAGATAATAAAGCACATGCAAAAGCTTTTGCTGAAAAGAACTCAGAGGCTAAGTAGCACCTACGCTGAAGTCGGGGAATCCTATAACCTCGTTAGTTAAAGACAAACGCTACTGGATTGACTGCCCTAAGCAGTCACCTAATTTAAGGAGAATTTATGAAGTTGTATTTAGATTTAGACAAATATCCAAAAGATGTATTGATTGAAATTATTAAACATCAACAAAAAGCAATAGAAAAAAACCAAAACACAGCAGACGATGTACAGCATTTAAAAAAATCAATATCAGAAGTTTTTGGTGGTCAAAAAAAATTAGCAGTTGCTTTAAATGTTAGTCAAGGAGTTGTTTCTAAATGGGTTAGAGGTTTTGAACAAATGCCTTTTCATAGAAAAAGACAAATAGAGAAATTAAGTAAAGGAAAAATTACATTTAAATAAGGAGACGTAATGGTTAACAAAGTAATACTGGTGGGAAACCTCACTAAAGATGTAGAATATAAACATGCAAAGACAACAATAGCTTTGCTTAATTTAGCAACAAATGAATCTTGGACAGATAAACAGACTGGTGAAAAAAAGTCTAAAGCTGAGTATCATAGAATTGTTATTTTTGGTGTACTGGCTGACATTTGTCAAAAACTGCAAATACGTAAAGGCAGTAAGCTATATGTTGAAGGTCAACTTACTCACAGGAGTTATGAAGATAATACTGGTCAAAAGAAATATGTGACTGAAGTTAAGCTCTCAGGATTCAATTCTACCCTACAATTATTAGACAGTAAGGGTGAGCCTAGGGGTGAACCTGAATTTGGTGGCTTAGATGAACCTAAACCTACATTAGAGCCAATAACACCTGTAGCAATGGATGAGGAGTTTAACGATGACATCCCTTTCTAGAATACTTGTACTACTAATTTTTTTGATTCCTGTTATTACAATTATGTTGTCAGGATGTAGTGCATTAACAGACAGATTAGCTGAGGAAGACCCATTGCTTATACCACCTGATGTTATTGGCAATGAACAGCTAATATGTAAGAGTGAAACCCCATCAATGTGTGAGGGTTTTTTAACTGATAAACCAATAGATGTAGATTAAGGAGAAGACTATGCTTAACTGGAAACCTAGAAACAAATTTAGACCGTACATTTCAGTATCAATGAACAAAGAATATATTGCACAAGAATTTACTAAAGAACAACTAGAAAAATCTATGCGAAAACTTGGTGTTGAATTAGACAAAAGAAAATCAATGGCAAGATTGATTGAGGAAAATTATGACATTCTTGCTTGAGACTACTGTACCTTTACTGGCATTAATCGGTACAGGATTAGTGTCAGCAGGACTTGTTATGTTGCTTATGACTTTAGGGATGCCTGATGAAAAATAAATTTACTGATGAAGACCTTATGGCTTTTGCTGATAAAGAAACTAAAGGCGAGAAAGCTATGGATATTTTAAGTGTGCTATTGCAAGGAGACGATGAGGCAAGAGAATTATCTGCTAGATTAGATGTCTTTGTTGATACTCGAAATGCATTAGTAAACAATATAATTAAGGAGAACAAATGAGAAAGCTATGGTATTGGCTTATCTTTTTTTATAGTATTGGTTTTATTATCGAAGTCTGTGCAATAGTTTATCTTGCAATGTGGTTTCATCAATACGAACAATACATACTCTAATGGGTAAGTTAAGGACTGTCATTTATACATTAGATGATGGCACACATATGACAGCTCGTAGATTAGCCAAAATTTTAGGTGTCTCAGAGTCTGCTTCTCGTAATAGATTAAACAGAAGTTCTGACCCTAAACAAGTTTTAAAACCGTACAATCCAAAAAATGGTGGCAAAGCTAGAGGTTCACAAAAACAAAAAGAACAAGATGCTAAAGATAAAGATGCAGAGATGTTGAGGTTTGCTTTAAAACACATATGATTGTTCGACCTATACAAAATTACGAAACTAAAACATGGCTTTTAAACAAACATTATGCCAAGCGTATGCCTTCAATATCGTATGCTTTTGGACTTTATGACGATGATTTTTTAATTGGT